ATGTCCTTCATTTGATGTGCCAGGATGGTTAATAAAAAATGGCTTGGTTTAGTTTAGCAAAGATGGCATTACAAGCTGGTGGCAAAATATATGCCAACAGACAAAAAGCAAAAGTCGCAATGTCCGATGCACAATTATTACATGCAGAAAGACAAGCCCGAGGTGAGGAGGCTTACCAGGGTAAATTATTAGAGGCAAGACAAAATGACTACAAGGATGAATTTGTTCTTGTAATTATTTCTGCCCCTATCATTGTATTAATGTGGGCAGTTATGTCAGACGATCCAGCAGCGATGGAGAAAGTAAAATTATTTTTTGAATACTTTCAGTCACTTCCGTCATGGTTTACCAATCTCTGGATACTTGTCGTAGCTAGTATTTTTGGTATAAAAGGTACACAGATTTTCCGTAACGGAAAAAAATAATGTCTAAATCAGAATACCAGGATCTCATAGCTGAGTATAAAGAGCAGATCAGAATCTTAAAACAAGAGGTTGCTGAACTACAAGATGCTGGTAAGTCTAAAGATTCTGCTAATAAAAGAACATTACAGAAACTAGAAAACGTAACAGATGATTTAGAGAAAGCCCAACAAGAACTAAAAGAACTTAAGGAAAAACAAAATGAAAAAGATAATGCAAAAAATAAAAGACCTTTGGAATAAAGTTGCAGAATGGATTGTAACTCAATACAATAAATTTTTACCAAAGTAATTTTATGGCACTTAAATTAGGAGAAGACCAAGCTGTGCAGATGCCAATGAAAACGGTCATTAGTTTGATCGTAATTGTTGCTTTGGGCACAATGGGCTATTTCCAAATTGTAGAACGCCTTAATATAGCTGACACTAAAATTAAGATTATGGAGAAAGATCTTGAGGAAAATACTGAGTTCAGAATAAAATGGCCTCGGGGTGAAATGGGATCTTTGCCCGCTGATGCGGAACAATTCATGATGCTGGAGGATTTATATAAATCCGTAGATAAAATAAATAAACAACTAGATTCTATGATGAATAATAAAATTAATATTGAATTTTTACGAGGACAAATGACTAAAGTTCTTACAGATATTGAAAAATTAAAAGATAAGAATAGAGAGATGTATTATAATGGCAATGGCAAAAAAGAATAAATTATCTAAATTTGAATGGGTAAAAAAAAATATAGTTATCGTGCCAGTTGTGGCAGCGATATTAGCTGGAACATTTACATCTGTAAGATATGTTCTTAATCTTACTGATACAATAGAAGCAAATAAACAAACTCTTGTAAATATTCAAAGAGATTTAAAAGTAGCAGAAGATAAACTAACCGAAGTTGCTACAAGATTATCTGCAGCTGAAGCAACATGGGAGATGGCAGAAAATTTATATAGGCAACTAGCTGACCAAGTAAGAGAACATGCATATGATATCAAAGATCTTAACAGGTAATTTATTTTGGATTATTTTATTTTTGTTTGTAGCTACATCAGTGCAAGCAAGAAACGAATATTTAAATGATGGAACTAATACATGTGATCAAGGTAGTTGGGAAGCATACACAGAAGTAAGACAACATGAATATAAAACAGGATCAAGTGCAGAATCACAAGATCAAGTAGTAGGTTGGAGATTTAGAAAGTCTATTGGTGATGTGTGTGATGAAGAGTTTGTAAAAGATCAAAGAAAAAAACAAAAATTAAAAATACAATTAGAACTTGTAAAAGAGTGTAAAAGAGTTCCACGAATTAGTCCACCTCCTGCAGAGTTTGCTGAATTAATTAATGCATGTATGAAGCTAGGAGTTATGTCCTCATCCTCTTTTAGTGAAAGAGATTTTGATCCAAAGGTTAGTTATTGGACAGTATTAAAAGAAAAGTATATGAAGGAAAACCCTGATATAATAACATTAGATAATTACAAGGAGAAAAAATGATCGAGACTGTGGTGGCCCTTCTAATGTTTATAGGGCCTGATATTAAGGAGCATCGTATCCAGCCAGAGGGTATGGCCCAGTGCCTTCGCCATAAAAGAATAGCTGAGAGACAGTTTACACCTAATGTACAATATAAGTGTCTTAGATCTAAAGCAGAGTTAGAAGATAATATTGATGGTACGCAAACAATTAAAAAATTAATATTACAGTAGTGGAAAAATTTTTACTAGTTATTCAAATTTGTTCTGCTATACATGGTAATTGTTTACCTGAACAACGTGTTAATGTATATGATTCTTGGTATGACTGTGCTGCTTTTGGCACACAAGAAACAACAAAGTTAATGGAACTGATAGGAGAAGATTTAATAAATAACAATAAAATATATATTACATTTTCTTGTAGGCCACAAAATGAAGTATAAAAAAAGAAACCCAATAGTTCAAGCTCTTTTAAAATTTAAAAATAAAATTATTGAACATAAAAAAATATATAAAAGAAATAAACAAAGAATTAAACAACAAATGCTAAGTCATAGTCAGGATATATAATGGGTAAATTACCTTTTGAAATTAGAATGGCTATATTATTATTTGTAGGTGGATGTATACCCATATTCATTCATCATCTAGTACACAAATTATGGGATGTAAGTATACTAAGAGCCGCAGAAATTACTTTTATATTGTGTATTCCAGTAGCATTTTGGATGGCAGAAAAAATTAATGAACGTTGGCATGATGATCAGGAGTAAATATGTATTTAAACGCTAATATCCCAGTAATAGAATGTTATGTTCGAGGTAATTATCTACGAGATCAAAAAGATTCTCATGATAAATACTTTGAATGTGTAATATTTGGTTTTAGTTCAATACCAAAACAAGTTCCTTTGTTTCATTATATGATGACAGATGGTGGTATATGGTGGAGAGCACCTATATCTGCATTTTGTAAGAAACCAGGTGTAAAAGAATTACCATTAAATGAATTAATGTTATGGGATTCCTTTAGCTATAATGTAAGTGTTACTAAATTTTATCAACTGCAAGGTTGTAAAATGATGTACACATCTAGAAGAAGAAAAGAAAGAGAAGGCACATATCTATTTACTATAGATTGGTGTGCTGGTGATTATAATGAATTAGATTTTGGTTATGCAGAAAAACCTGATCAACATAAATGTGGACATGTAATAGAATTAGACGATGGTAACTATGCAATACAACCCAACAATAGATTAAGAATCTTCGATCCATCGATGGCGGCAGATCCATCAAAACCCCTTATACATAGATTAGTTAATACTAAGATATGGTCTGTAGAAGACACATCAAAATGGATAACAGATGAAAATCAAGAAGGAAGTTATGATTATGAATATAAGGAGATAAAAGATGGCAAAGAAAAAGTCAACAGTAAATAAAGCAGGTAACTACACTAAGCCAACTATGAGAAAGCGATTATTTAATAAAATAATGGCTGGAACAAAGGGTGGCAAAAGTGGACAATGGAGTGCAAGAAAAGCTCAGATGCTAGCTAAGCAATATAAATCAGCTGGTGGAGGTTACAAGTAATGAGAAAGTCTAAAGCTAAAATTAAAAAAGTAATGAAAGGTTTGCAGAAAGCATCTAAGACACATGCTGCTCAAGCTAAGGCTTTAAAAAGTATAATAAAAAATGGCAAAAAAAAAAGATCCTAAGGTAGGCACAGGTAAGAAACCTAAAGGGTCAGGTAGGAGGTTGTATACAGATGAGAATCCTAAAGATACTGTCGGTATTAAGTTCGCAACTCCTAAGGATGCCCGTAAGACTGTGGCAAAAGTTAAACGAATCAACAAACCCTTTGCAAGAAAAATCCAAATTCTTACAGTTGGTGAACAGAGAGCCAAAGTTATGGGTAAGACGCAGGTGGCTAGCATATTTAAGAAAGGTAAGGAATCAATTAGAAAAGGGAGAAAAAAATAATGGCACTCGCAAAGAGGCAAAGAAGTCTTAAAGCATGGGGGAAACAAAAATGGAGAACGAAATCAGGCAAGAAGTCTTCGGAAACTGGAGAACGGTATTTACCAGAGAAGGCAATCAAGAGCCTATCATCTGCGGAGTATGCGGCAACGACAAGAGCAAAACGAAGAGGAACAAAAAGGGGCAAACAATTTGTGAAGCAACCGAAAGGGATTGCAAAGAAAACAGCGAAATACAGGAGGTATAGCTAATGCCAATGGGACCAGGAACATATGGGTCTAAAAAAGGAAGACCTATGAAAAAGAAAAACAATAAGAAAAAAGTAACAGGTAAAAGAACTAAGTTAGATATGGATAAAGATGGTAAACTAACTAAAAGAGATTTTGCTATGTTAAGAAATAAAAAAAAAGGTAGAGCATAATGCCAGGAAAAGGATTGTACGCTAACATCCATGCTAAAAGAAAGCGTGGTGGCAAAATGAAAAAGAAAGGTGCTAAAGGTGCACCAACAGCTGCTAATTTTAGGAGAGCTGCAATGACGGTTAAGAAAAAATAATGGTAGCTAAGAAATATCAAAACCCCTCAGGTGGATTAAATGAGGCAGGTCGTAAATATTTTAAAAGAACGACTGGTGCTAATTTAAAAAGACCTAGTAAAAAAGTAGGAAACAAACGTAGAGCTAGTTTCTGTGCCCGTATGAAAGGGATGAAAAAGAAACTAACATCTAAAAAAACAGCTAATGATCCAAATTCTAGAATTAATAAAGCTCTTAGGGCTTGGAATTGCTAGTGCAATTTTATTTATAAATATAAGTATGGCTGACATATCTAAAACAAAAAATTTTATAAGAGTAGTTGATGAAGTAAAATCAGAGTATCCTGAAGGTTCTCTTGAAAGAAAAATACCTACATCATTTATTGCTACAGTTGCAGCTGTAGAAACAGGAAATTTTAATTTTGAAGGTGCAGATACTGCAAATAAAGCTAACAATTTTTTTGGAATACACGCAACTGGTGATCAAGAATTTTTACCAACATCAGGTGGTGCTAAACTTAGATCATTTGAAGATAACAAAGGCAGCATTAGAGCTTTTATAAATTTAGTTAAAGCAGATGAAAGGTATGAGGATGCTATAAAAGCAATAGATAAAGGTCCTAATGAAATGTTTAAAGGCATGTCTGTATATGCAGAGAATCCTAATTATGTAAACATATTAAGTAGTGTATACAGAGATAGAATAGAACCAGTATTTCAAACAGAAAATTTTTTATTACCAAAAAGAAAACCTATAACAGAACAGATGGATAGCTTGCAATAAAAAAGGGAAGCCTAAATTAATAGACTTCCCTCGCAGGCAACACGAAGACCGCTTGACTTTTTAGTCAGGTGGTCTTTTTTTTTGGACAGAACGATAAAGATTTCTATCACCCCATCGTTTCTGCCAAAACCAGGTACTTAGTGAACTGGCCCAACCTTCGCATTTATCCATGATAGGATTGTGCCAAAAGTAATATCTAAACTTTTTGTATAAGTTGCTTGATGTCATCTTGTAATTTCCTTCCTACAGCATTTGCATGATTGATTACAGCAGCACATAAATTACCATGAAAAGGATAACTTTTAAGTGCCTCTCTAACTTTAGCTACAGGTTTACCACCATAATCTATAACAATTGCATTATCTTTATTAAGACCTATTTTTAATTCAAATAGTATACCAGTATATTTATCTAAATTATTTTTTTCTGACATCGTCATTGCCCCCTGATACAGGAGTTAAACCTGCTAAACTATTCATAAGTTTAACAACTTCTCCATATGGTCGTGTCATTAAGTATCTCATTATGTCCATAAGTTGTTCAGAACTTATAGTGTAAGTTCTAGGGGTAGTTTTTTGTTGTGTTTGCTCTTCTTTCTTTTCCATCTATCCTCCTATTAAAATGGTATATCGTCATAATCAAAATGCTTTCCAAGTGTATCTAAATTTTCTTGTGCATTTGATATTTTTGTTAACAATTTATCTAACTCTTCTATGTGCTGTGGATGTTCTCCAATACCTACAGAATTATCAAGATATATTTCTACTGTTGCTTTTGCTTGTGCTATTTCAGCTTCATATTTTCTAGCTAATGCTTTTACTAAATGTGTTCTTACTTTACTCATTCTGAACCTCTAAACGAATAGTATTTATCTTCTATTAAATCTTCATCTAATAAGTAAGGATTATCTCTACCTTTTTTATTAAACTCTGTTCGTAAATCTCTTATAGTTTGATTTAATGTTCTTCCTGAATTTAGACAGTTACAAACCATATCATCTACTTCTATTAATGCTTGCTTTATTGCTCCCATTATTTATCCTCCTTTGGTAATTTATTTCTTAATTTATTTATTCTTTTTTGAGCATATATTATAATATCATATAACCCATTTATCTCTGCAAGTAAAGCCATTCTTTCACCATGACTTAATGCATCTTTACTTATGTTACTTTTTGGTAGTGTTCTCATTTGTTTTTACCTCCATTATTAATCTTCCTAAATACCAATTAGCTTTTTCTAAATCTTGTAAGGGTTCACCTTTAAATTTATATCTAGCAACGTACTTCAAAACATTACCCTTCAAGTATCCATGATATTCATCGCTTGTCATACAATCTTGTATAACTTCTATAGTTTCTTTTTTACCATGTTTATAGTGAGAAGGTGAATGTACTTTATCGTCTACCATACTTCCTCCTAATAGAATTATATTCTATCATCTCAAGATCATACTCACCTTTGTGAACATTACGTTTAACTACAAGACCTGTCCACCACATTTGTTGAGTAGCCTTAGCATAATTTTCTTTATGATGCAAATAACATCCTGCAGATAATCCCATAAGTTTTCTACCTGATGGTAAGGCACACATTGCATAATCAAATGTATGTATATGTCCTACAGTAGAAGATACTTTATTTTTTAATAAGAGAGAACGAGCAATGTTGTCCCCACTAATAGGCTTACCCATAACACCAGTAGGATAATTGTGACAATAATATACACCATCGACCACAACAGGTTCTTGGTATGGATATACTTCCCAACCATATTGTTCAAATTTAAAATCATCTGTACTAATTGTGCCTTCAAGTTCGGGTATTTCATCTACTGTTCTATCTATCCTATCTTCGTGATTACCAAGTAACATGATTTTTCTTGGTCGTCTACCATTGAGACCTTTGTTAAATTTATTCAATGCATCATGAGCATGATCTATATCTTTTTTATATCTTCTACCTTCAAAGGATTTTTTACCTTTATCATAACTAGATAGTGAATCCATACTTGCAAAGTCTCCCATACAAATAATAGTATTCGGCTTTAGATCTCGAGCAAATTTTCCTGCCCATAAAAATCTATCATTGGTTGCTTTTGGGGTACAATGAGGATCCCCTATTACTAAGTGTGTTGCCATTAGTTTAACTCCTTGTCACGTTTCTGTTTTAAAAATTCAAGGAAGTCAATTACGTTATCTTCACTATCAAACTCTGCTATTGAATTAATAGCTAAGTCTTCCTTGTTTTGTTTTTTATCATCAGCAAATCCACGAAGGCCCCATAGAAACGTTGAATGAGGATCAGTAGTTGCCATCTTTATCATGCCTCTTGCTATCGTAGAACATAATTCGTATTCTTCTGTGGTCATTATATTTTTACTATCCATAACTATACCACAACTAAAACCTTTTTCCCAAGGTGTTACTAATACTTTTATAGCATTTAAGAATGCTTTATTTGTTATTTTTTTTGTCATTGCTCCAATATTTGTTATAATTTTCTTTGTTATACTCTATCACTTTATGTTCTTGTTGTCTACTCATACTTGATTTACCAAAATACTCTGCTTCTTTTTCATCACTAAATATAGTATTACTAAACATTTTATAATCTTTATCTTTTTTATTTTTAAATATTATAAAATAAATCATAATCGGTAAAGGTGGATACTAGACCCCTCAAAACTAACACCCACCCAGTTACGCAGATTCTTCCTCCTGTTTAGGATTATTAACCTCCGTGTACCAAACCCATTTAGGGTTCTTACCTTTAGATTGCTGTTGTGGTAACAACTGCAATTTACTTCCCCAACAAGGAAGTTTGTATGGGCAAAATGAACAAGCTAAGCCCAAAACTTTATTACCTGTAGGTTTACTTCTAAATGTTTCTTCAACTGCATCATACTGTCTTTTAAAAGGTAAACCAGCTTTAATTGCTTTAACATTATCTTCAGCTTTTTTTATTGCATCACTTTTGTATGGCTCTACTAGTTTAGGAGTTTCACATACTGCCCATTCACCAGTAGATTTATTAATTACTATCCAGCCACCAAAGTCTTTAGCTTGACTTTCTGCATATAAAAATCCTTGTGACGCATAACCAAAGGTATCATCCCTAACAACCTCATTAAATCCACCGTCTTCTCCAAATTTTTTTTCAAAGGAATATGGTGATGCACTTTTAATATCCCATACCTTGTCATCAATTTCAACATCTTGTCTCCCCTCAATCTCTTCTCCTTTAAATTTATATTTAACTTGTTTCTGTTCATTTTTTATTTCTACTCCTGCAGATTTCATTACAAATAATGCTAATGCTTCTATAAGATCTCCAAACGTATTTCTAACTTTAGCATTATAAGGTTGTCCCTCACCTTTTATACCCTTTGCCTCCATCTGCAATTGACATAAGGGTCTACCTACATTTGACATTCTAAGTTCAAACTTAGAGCCTCTGTTCTCAGTAAATTGTTTTAGTAAGGCCTTTTTACAGGCCTCACCAAACTCCTCAACAAGTTTTTTGTCTACTTGTGCAGGACTCTTTGACACTTTGTCAAGATACTTTTGTACTTTTAAAAGTATGCTATTCATTATTTAGCTAGCACAGCTTCAGGTAATTCATCATCAAGTTCTTTGACAACTTCTAAATCAGCAGAATCAGAACCATTAGGTTTTTTAGTTTTGGCTGTGTTGTATAAGCCAACAACTTCTTCATTTTCTGTATCAATAGATTCCTGAAACACTTTTAAAGTTTCCATATCTGTGTCAGACAACTGTAAATTAGCATCAGCATTTACAATTATTTCAGGTACATAAAATACATTGCCACCTTTTTTCTGTCGTTTAGTTTCAAGTGATAAAGTAGAATTAAACATAAGTTTCTTTCTCTTCTTCAATTGATCTAACGCAGCACTTACAGGTGAAAATGCTGTACCAGTTACTCTATATAGAACAGGTAAGTTCTCTACGTCATGGTTAGCTCCTTGTGCAGTTTTACCACCTTTAAAAGATAATAAACCATACACTAGTTTATAACATCGTATTGTTCTTTGTTGTTCTAGTTGCTCAGGTGTAAGGCTAGACCTTTCTTTAAAAGGTATCTTACCACACTTCGTACCACCTAGAATATCTATTGCTTCTTCTTTCCAGCTTTTAAATATTATAGATCTGTTTATGTACTCGCCTTTTTCGGCATCATAATGCATATACTGCATTGCACTTATGAATGGCCTAAGTGTAATTGGCTTACCAAAAACATTTTGACCTATCTTTGAATCATAAGTATAAAAATGACCAACTGGTAATTGATTACCATCGTCATCTTCAGGTGTACGATTAATAGCTAATCTAGGTATGTTAGTACCTAAATTAGATCCATCATCTTGACCTATTGCCTGCATGATTTGTTCATCAGACATTCCTTTTATATTTACTAAGTTATTATCAGACATTTGTCCTCCATTTTAGTTGTTGTCTTATACCACACTTTTATAAAAAAGTCAAGCATTATTTTCCTTCAAAACACGCTAATAGCATAATAATATACACAAATAGCCAAAAATAATTTACTAAAATATCTAACATATTTTTGTATCTCCATTCATTACTTTTATTTCTAAGCCATCAGCATTTGCAAAGTATTTAAACTCACTTAAAAACTCATGGTTTTCGTGTATGTATAGAACAGTAGGCTCAATCATACATCTCTCTTTTAACTCAGTGTATTCTAGATAAGCAGAATAATCTGAATCATCATACTCATCTAGGGTCTCTAGTGCTTCGATCATTTTTTTCATATAGCCTCCTTCATATCAAGCCAATTATAACCAATCTTAAGTTCTGTGTCAAGGGGAACATTAAAATCAATATTGTAATACGATTTAAGTGCAGGTATTACATCTGCAGTTCCTTGTTTAAAAATATCAGATATTACTTTTTCTTCACCAGGATATACATCTGCAATGATAGAATCGTGTACTGTATTTATTAACAAACTTTTTACTTTTTTTTCTTTCATTAAATTATAAATATTTATACAAGCTAGGGGTACAATATCTGCTGTAGCAAATCCTTGTACAGGATAATTTTTTATTTGTGTACCATATGTAGATCCACCCCAAGGGGTTCGTTCAGCATATGGAAATGAATACTCCCTACCTGTTGGTAGTTTAACTCTTTTAAATCTTATAGCCTCACTCTGCAATTTTTCATGCCAAGTTTTTATATCTTTATATTTTTCTAAAAATTTAGTGTAATATCTTTTTTCATCTTCAGTTCCTGTTGTACCACCATACAAAGGTTTAAATGTATGTGCCTTTGCATCCTGCCTTGATACACCTATAATATCTGCAGTGTATTGATGCACATCTATTTTATTTTTTATATCTTCCATACCTTGTTTATCTTGTGACAAAAATACAGCAGTTCTAAATTCTAATTGTGCAAAGTCTATTTCTATTATCTTTCCATCTTTAAATCTAGATGATACAACTTTACGAATAGGAAATGTTTTACCTCTAGGTTGATTTTGAAAGTTTGGATCTCTACTAGATAATCTACCTGTAGCTGTAACAGCTTGCATAAACTTGGGATGTAAAAAACCTTTTTCATTTGTAAAGTTTTTTAATCCTGTAACAAATGTATTTAAATATGTATCAACTGCATTATGTCTTACGATAGCATCTATGAAAGTTTTAAACTCACCTTCTGCTTCACCTGCTATTTTAGTTAATGTAAGTTTGTCTGTTCTAAATCCAGCTTCAGCAATATCATATACACTTCTAGGTCTTTGTTGGAATCCTGCAACCCTACCCATATTAGAGTATGTATATCCTTCACCATTACATTCATCACATTTTGTATAATTTTTATATGGACTTCCATCTTTTTTTATTCTTTTTATAACACCTTTACCTTTACAACTATAGCATTGTTCTGCAGTTGTTTTAAATATTTTTTCTGAATTATCTGCAACTAAATTTCTAAACTGTAATCTAGAAAAGTTTGGTCTTCTTTTATTTTTTCCTGTATTTTTATCTATACCTACATTAAATATTTTAGACCAATGTTTTTTATCTTTTGGTTTTCTACTATAAATTAACCAAGATAATTGTTCGGGACTAGATAAATTTATTTTAGTATCTCCCATTTGTTTATATACAATCTTATCTATCTTTTGTTTTAAATATGCAAACTCTGCTCTATATTCTTTTTCTACTTTAGATAATTCTTCTAAATTAATATTAATACCATTAGCTTCCATATCAGCTAATACAATTAAAAACTCATTCATCATCTTAGCTGTCATCAATAGATGTTTGTTCTTTGGCATTCTAAAGTCTGCCATCTGTGAATTAAATAAATCTCTTGTTATTTGTACATCCATTCTACCATACTCTTCAACTAAACCTGCTGGTATATTTTGAAAAGGTATACCCCTATCTGTAAATTCTTTTATACGACTGTCTTTAGAACCTATGCGTCTTCTTCTGCAAGACATTTCTAATGTTAAACTTTTTCTTATACCTCTATTTAATATATACTCACCCAACATAGTATCATAAACTTTACCTGTATATTTAAATCCAGCTTCTATCAACCACATTAAATCAAACTTTATATTATGTCCTACTAATAATGTAGTCTTATCTAGTATAGATTGTATATTATGATAACAACCATCATCTATTCTTTCAGAGTGATTAGTAAAATAATACTCATCATTTATACCAACACTAACTAATATATTATCAGGATGATAAGGTGATGGATCATAGCCCCCTGTATCTGTAACTTGCCAAGATGTTTCTACATCTACTACTGTAATCATACTTCATACCTACTTATACTTCTTCTAATGGTACATGATGGTTCTCCATGATAACCATTTATTTTATTTTTACTTATACATAATGTTCTTATTTTATTTTCTGCATCAGAGTTAGAGTTTCTACCTATACCTATTATTATATCTGCCTCTGCAGCTTTACCTGTCTTAGAGTTTTCCATCATATCAAATGATATACTATTTCTATTGTGTGCATCTGCTGATGCTTGTGATATAGCAATAACAGCACAATCTCTTCTCTTTGCTATCTCTCTGACACTTGTATATATTTGTCTTAACTTTTCATCTGTTCTAGCAAATGTACCTGTCACATTTATTTTATCTAACTGATCAATAACTATTATATCAGGTTTATGTTTCTCACAATGTGCATCTATATCTTCCATAGACCAATCAACTGTATCAAACATAGCTATGTTATTTTTTATTTCACTCCAAGCATTTTGTGCTATATCTTTATCTTGTATTATTTCTTCTCTAGTCATACCAGTATAACAAGATATTGCCCTCATCTGTGTTCTAATAGCAGGTTCTTCATTTATAAATGCATGTACCTTTGCACCTTGTTCAGCAAATCCTTCAGG